CACAACGCCAAGAACGACACAGCCCACACCTCTCTACACCACAACGCCAAGAACGACACAGCCCACACCTCTCTACACCACAACGCCAAGAACGGCACAGCCCACACACGCACTATACCACAACGCCAAGAACAACACAATAAAATAATGAACTAAAATCCATAGCATTTACCAATGAATAAAATCCAAACAAATTAAACCAAAGCACTAGACACAAGCGCCAACGCATGGCATAATGTAATTGTTCGGAAGGGAACAGACTTTACGGAGATTTAGGAAAGATGTACACCACTAAGAAATTTACCATTGCTGAGCTCAAAGCAAAGAACGCAATTTGCCCCGGTACTATCGTTGACGGCTATACATATGTAGTAACGCGCTACTCTGTAGATGCTAGCGATGATCTTATTCCCGAAGTTTATAAGCAGACTGACATTGCATCGTTTGGCAGTGCAGAAAACGCAGGAGCGTATTGTGTAGCCGCCTACGCACGCGATTTAGATATTAGCAGTGCAATTCAGTACTTCTATAAGGTTCGCGCGGTGGAGGTATACTAATGACCAAGCAACTAATAGCCGCAATAGCCTTTACCCTCCTTTGCTGCCTACTAATGGCGCTAGGCTGGTATGTGGGTGGCATTGTTGGCGGCCTAATCTGGTGCGCTGCCCTCCCCTGCGGAATGATTGGCATTGGGTGGCTGCTAAGCCTGGTAATTAATATGGATGGGTGGTTTTAAAAAATGCAAGAAGTTTGGAAGTTCCATAATCATACAGTCTATTTAATTTGCGAATACGTGAATAAAGGCAATTATGTATTCACGGCAAAACCAGCAGACTTAGATAGTGCTGAAGCCGCTAAAGCGCTAACGAAACTTTCTTTACATTTACGAACTATTGGCCTTACCGATCGTGGAATTTTTAGGGCAATGCCAAAAATCCTAGCAGAAGCGCCAGGCTGGCATTTAGCTAATCAAAAGGTTTGGCAATCTAGTGATGATAGATTTAGGTATTAGCCTAATAGCGCTAGGTATTATTTAACGTAACCCAAGCATTCGCAACATCTTTAAAAATCCCTCGCGAGTGGCGTTGTTCTCAAACCGAACAACGCCGTTACCATATAATCTGCCAATCTGACGTGCAAACTTCCCGGCTGATTCAACCAGGTACATATTTGGCCTATGATCCTCGGTCGTAAGCGAATAAACTAAACCACCTTTAGGCGATTTACGATTCACATAAAACAAGCCGTTTGAGTTGTCAAGCCAAACGGCATAAACATTGCCGCAATATTTAAATCCATAGCGGTATTTTGCGTTAGCAGTTTTCTTTGCAATGAACAAATCATTTGAAGCCGCAAACTCATTATCGATCATGACTTTTTCCAACGCCGTACCGGCAATAACCTTGCCCACCAGCGTATCGCGCTCGCTTTGCGCAAATGCAGCGTCTTTAATGTGATGCAAAAGCACTGTTTTATTGTTATGCCAGGAATAGCCAGGCTTAGGCTCGTCGGTAATGCCAAGCCACAAAAACGCAGGATTGACCAGGTCAACGGCGTTAGATAGTAAATACAGTTGGCAATCGTCACGTTTACGACCAATGGTTTTCCATAATTTAAAAAGCTTGCCCATATCGTCGTACAGATAGCCTGGAGGTGTTTTTACCTCTCGAATGTATTCATCAAAAATTAGCCGCTTAACGCGCGGGTACGCAGTTCCCTTGTAAGTGCCTTGCTTGCTCAACGCGAAGAAGTGGCAACACACTTGCCAATTTGGTTTAGCCTTGCCAGATGGTTTTTTAGAAATGTAGCCGTGTTCTTTGTCTGTCTTAAAAATATATCCTGGGAATTCCTCATGATCAACAAGGTCATCAAAAAAGTTTGCAGCCGCCTTTTTAAGCTCGGTTTCGTAGCGGCGAATCCATCCGAATTCTTTACCGCTTTTGATAAATTCCTTTACGCCTTGATACGTAAAACTATAGGTTTTACCAATAGAATTACCACCAACGGCAATGGTCATAGGTGCGTTATACGATAACGTCTTTTCCATATATTTTTGCAAATAAAAATCAGCCATTATAGATAACGCCTAATCCACCATGTACATTTGTTCGATAAATAATTAGCTGGGTCGGTTTTCAGCCATGGGCCTTTAGGGTGGCTTCCGCCGCCGTGGCCCATGATCTGACCATTGCCCACGTATAATTCAACATGCCCAACGCCTGATTCATCCGCTGAACCGCCCCATGATATTAGCACCAGATCGGCTAATTGCATCTTATCAAACGGTAAGTTTTTACCCTTGCCATGTGTAATTAGAGTTCCTTTGCTGCTCATGTCACCCGTCCAGGTGCCTACATTGATACCAGTAATTTGCTTATAGGCTGCGTAAATTGTAGAGCTGCAATCCCCTACCCCACTGTTTACCGGGTCGAGCCTTCCCGCGCCTTGCGAATACTGAAATTTACCCTCCCAGGACTTATACAACTCAACAACCTTGCGCGCGGCATCGCTGCCCGTGTCGTTTCCCTGGTCAGTGGTGGCATTATCGGTGCTGTTGGGATGCCCATTTACATTTGCCGACGGTGCCCAAATGTTAGGCCCCATTTTTTGGCACACCAAGCCATTAGTAAAGCCAGAAAGGCCAAAAATAACCAATTCGTTATTAACAAGTTGACAATAACTAACTTGGCTGGCTTGCTGCTCCGATTGTGTAGGGGAATCCCCACCAGATTCAACGTCGCCAACTTGCCCAAAATAAGGCGGCGCACTGTTACCGTCCCAATCCTTTAGCATGTCATATGTTCGGTTATAACGGTTCTTGTATTTGCCCAGAACGCCATTATTCAAAACCGTGTTACGCATTGTTTCAAGCGTAGCATTACCGCCGCACGCTCTAAGCACCTGACCAGCGCTGCGGGGGCTTTGGTGGTACATGCAAGCAGCAAAAACAAGCGTTTGCGGCCTATCCTGCGATAGACCGAACTTTTCCAGAGCCGGAACATACTCATTTTGAAATTGGTCGAACCATTTTTGTTGCTGCGTTTTATGGTTCGCGTCACGCTTTGCGAACTCTACCCACGCATTAGCTTCGCTATCGGTCAAATATCGCGAAGTCCACCAATTCCAACTATCTCCGTGCGCATCTACGTCAGCGTCTAATTGAGGGGCCGCCGCTTTAAAAGCGGCGTACCCCTCGGGATCACCAGTTCGCAGCATTTTTAGCAGATTTGACGCATTTTGCCCGTATTCCTGCATCATGCCAATGGTGATAGGATCGACGCGGTAAACGCCTCCCCAATTGTGCTCTGACTCTACCGCGCCAATTACGTACATTGCGTATAATGATGTGTTTGCAAGTGTGGGCATTAGCTAATTGAGAACGTTGCACTAGCATTACCGTATGTAATGCTCTTATCGCCGATGCCGTTACCATCAAGGTAAAGCACACCATCAGTGCCTACGTAAAGGTTGGTTACCCAACTGTTGTTTTGGCAAAAAGCTTCGCTATTACTGGCAACAGTCCAATACAGTGCTGCGCTTGGAATAGATAGCGCAGTAGTTGGCGCATAGCCCATGTAATACAGTGGGATGCCAGTATTTTTAGAAGTGCCTGGAATTGTGCGTTTTGCACTTTTCACGGCTGAATTGGCGGCGTAATTATATTGTTTTGTCTCGCGGGTTCCAACAAATCCGTAAAACTCGCAATGTTTGCCATCATCGCTAACGCGGCATTCTTGTGCAGTTTCTACTGTATCCTTCCAAGGGTTATCGGGGTGAATTGAAGCAGCTTGTAGGTTAACAATGCCCTCAAGCGTTTTTACACGTGAAGTTGCTTCGCGCGCTTCGGATAGCGCGCCGTTTGCAGTGGTGTTTGCCGTAGTTGCCGCCGATTTCGCGGTTGCTGCCGCGGCGCTCGCTGCGTCTGCCGTGCCGCTGGCCTTTACTGCTTCGGTCTGTGCTTCGGTAGCTACCTTATTAGCGTTCGTTACCTGCGTTCGAATCGCGGAAATATCCCCCTGCGTTGCAAGCGTTCCCATAGCAGAATCAGCAGCAGTTGCAAGCGAGTTCATATCATTAACAATTGAAATAGGGGATGCGCCGTTTATAAGTGGCAAATTGAAATTCGGGGTAGGCATTATAAATTCTCCTTATAACCAAGAACGCCGTTCGCGTCCATTTCACCGTAAGTCGTAAAAATAGAAGGCGAATAATCATAACCAGGTTCAACATCTTGCATTGCTGCCGCTGGGGTTATTGCGCAGTTCAAAGCGTCATTAAACATTGCAATAAGTGATGCATCTTTCTTAGCCTTTTCGCACGCGTTTTTAAGAACGAAACGCCCATAAAAGTCAAGCGAGAAATAGCAAATTTCATCAGTAGTCGCGAATTCAGCCGTAACCATTCGGCCCACAGCGTCTGGCGCGGGAGCAGGGTAAAGTGTTGCCCGCCCGGTCATTGCACCATCACGGTTTGCAAATGAACCATATGTTAGCCCGTCAAGATCATTATACGATAGATATTGATCGGTCTGCGCCGTGCCGTGCGCGGTTGCTTCGCCTATACCAAGGTAATCAATATCGGCATATGTTGCCGCGAAGGGGCGGCACGCGTCAAAAATTTGCCGGAATGCGACCTGGTGATAATCATAACTACCCGTTATAGGATTATGAACCAGGAACAAACCAGCGGTAATATTCTTGATCTGCTCTTGCAGGTGGGAATCCCCCGCTTCCCAACCGCTTCGCAAATCGTTGATCTGCCCTTGCAAATCAGCATCAAGCTCGCTAATAGCTTTATTCAATTCTTCATCATTAATGCCAGAATCATTTACCGCCATTAGCGCCTGGAGCAGCCAATTAATTTGATCCTCTAACCGGATCGCCCTTTTCCATGAAGGGGGTAAAGGATACTGAAATCCTTGATATGCAAAGTCTAAACCTGTTAGACCATCGAAAACAGCCATATTAAAATCCCTCATCATCATAGAGTTGATTAAACAATGGCTCTAAGCCATTAAATACTAGGTATAGTGCATTGTTAACACCAGTGAGCCACTTTGTCAACACTTCGGCGGCTTGTCCCTGCGTTCCTTTATGTGTGCTTGTGCTTTTGCCCTGATCAGTCCCCCTCCCCGTGTTATCGGTTAGATTGGTAGCGTAATCTTTAGCGCCTGATAATTGCGCCTGTGGCGTTGCGCTGAAAATTTGCCGCGCGCTGCTGTTCGATTCAGACGAACTAATGTTCGTATCCTCTGTGCTGTAAGTAGCCATAATATCTAGCTTCTCATTTGCAAGCGCCGCAAAGATCGGATTAATTACTGGCATCATTTCGCGCATACGCCTATTAAGATAGGCCACAAATAGCGCTGGGGTGTCCTGCGCGATTTTTCGAAACTCGAAATGATCATAGATTTTGTTTTGAAGTTCTTCGCGCTCTGATTCATCCCAAATAGGATAAGGTCTAGCTGCGTCCCAAAGGTCATTGCCGTACAAATGTACGACATCTCGCAAAGTTGGTGCATCGTCTGCTATTAGCATTGTTTTATTCTCCGTCAATATCTTTATTAGGCATTACTTCGGGCGCTTCTGCTTCGCGCAAATGCGGTACTGACCACGATACATCAATAGGCGCGTCGAGGTAATCAGCAAAAACAACGTTAGCCACTTTGCAAAATTCTTTTCGGCACTTTAGGCGCGAATTGCGCATCAACATAACCTGTTCGTTATTAGATAAAACTTCCTGGGTATTGACGCGCTCGCGCTTATCGGTATTGGCATTGTCAGCGCCTAAAAACGTGATCGCTTCATCGAGTATACGCTTTTTAGCATCAAGCAATTTATCAGCGACAAAAGGCGCGTTAGTGTTTAGTACCTCATAGTTTACAATGTCAGTCATTCCGCTATTTTGGCTGATGAACTGCTTATTGTTTTTAAGGTCCTTTATAATGCCCTTTTTGGTCGCTTTTGCTTCTTCTGGTCCGGTAATGATCCATGGCGTTTTTTGCGCCCCAACATTAATATCAATAGTGCGGTCAATTGCTGCAAGGCGCTTTGCATAATTGCTGATGAATCCGCTTAGCGGCGTTCGCATCATATTATCGAAAAGCATAACGGCATCGCGTGGCATCACTTCATTTTCTGCGTTGACCCAAAAATTACAATGGCGCTGCCAATACTGGCCTGCTGGCGAAAACAGGTTGATTTTATTTGGATTGTAAAACATGTTGATGTTTTCAGCTGGTGCGGCTTGCGCAAAAAGAACGCCGCCGCTTTCTGTAAATAAAGCGCCCATCCCATAGTAAAGTAGGATATATTCAATAGCGCGTGGATCAATGCCAGCTGGTACGTTTTCCCAGGTAAAGCCAGCAATTGCGATGTTTTCTAGGTACGTGCGCCAAAAACGATACTGCAATTGGTCATATGCCTGTGCACTGTCTAGCAGTTCGCGAACATGTTTTTTTCCTAGCATCAACTCTGATTCATCAATCCATACGGATTGCGCATAGTCTGGTAAGCTAGTGCTCATTATTTCACCTCTCTATCGTATCCATAAATCCCTTGAATAGGTGCGTTATCCGCTCCGTAGGTACGTCCTATATCTCCAGGGTTTCGCCACACGGTAACGCCTTTTTCAAAAATGCCGCGAATAGCATTTTTAACGCCCTCATCAGCAGTGGAGCAGATAATAGACGTATCAAGCATCTTCCAATACGTGTATTTTTCCATGCACATAAAGTCTTTTTGTGGCACTAGGTATTGGCGAATCGCATAGCCGTATTTCAGAAAGTAGTTACCCACAATTTCCTGCATCTGTGTGGTAATCGTTTTATATCTGATCTGTACGATCATCATACCATTTGAAAGATTAAAACCGTCTCCCGCCATCTGCCCCGATTGGCTCGGCTGCGTCAGCGCGGCATCCTGAACCGTGGCATCAATTCCAGCGACGGCGTTTTGATAATCGCCCTTGGCTGCCCAGTCTGATAAATTTTTGTTCTGGTCAGCAAATTGCCCAGCTAGTTGCTGGTTATTTTGGAACTGCAAATTAGACGCAACTAAATTAGTAGCTCCACCGGCAACGCCCATTAGAACACCTGCGGGGTTTCCAGCCATACCACTAGAAAGCGCAGACAGACCCATATTAATGCCTTGCTGTATGTTGCTAATAGACTGGTTAGCCTGGTTGTTAGCTAGCTGTTGTTGTGCCTGGTCATACGTCAATTGATTACCCGCTAAGCTTTTTTGCTGCGACCATCCAGCGGCATTGTAGCTAAATTGGCGGCGGTTGGTTGTGCTTGCTAGATAATTAACGTACTCATCATTAACGATTGACATTTGCGGAAAGGATTGAAACCAGATAGCCGCATCGAGCCAATAGCCGTAGTTAACTTCATGAGTTTTTTCGGAATATTGCCCCTCGGTGTAGTCCATTGTATAATAGCCGGCTTTTCCGTAGCCAGAATCGCCACCCGCTTCGCCGTAATGCGCAGGGAAAAAAGCAATTTTCTGGTATGGCGGTGCAGCGCAAGCCATTTGCTTTAACGTCAATTTTTTATCATTTACCATTTCAGGCTTTAGCAATAAAGAATTGCCTTGGTAATTAACAATTTCAATAACAGAGTAAGGAAAGCATTTTAGCTTATCTACGAATTTAAAATCATCGTTCGTAAGTCTGTCGAGCTGGTCTAGAATTGGCTCGTCAGAAGTAAAATACACGCCCTCGTCTGGAGTATCGCCTAAAAAGTGCGCATCAATGCCGTTTAGTGACACACTGGGGCCATCAGTCAGAACTGTTTTTGGGAATGCAGAAATAGAAACGATCCCTTTTGCCACCCACGGAGCATCGCGAACTTTTTTCATAAATTCCGAATAATCCCACGATTCAATAGCGTAGACGTTGCAACCGCTTGCTAGTCCGTCAGTCATTTGACCATCAGCAGTTTTAAGCGATGGATTATCGCGTGTCCCCCAATCGGCTGCAAGGTCGGTATTGCTTTGTACGATAACAGCCCATTTTTTGGCGCTCAAATCGAACATTTCAGCTCGCGAAATGGTGTACTCGCTACCAACGTCCAGCCCTTCGCTTGCAACGCCAAATATGCGCATTGTCTCGGCAGTATTGTATTTTCCTGATTCCAATCGGTTATGCATTGCAGCCATTGCCAAATGCCCACGCTCAACAAAGCAAACACCCAAACGGAATTGCCATAAATATGTTTGGAAAACGTCAAGCTGCAAAGTAAGTGCGGTAGTGGACGGATTCAGCATAGCCGCGCCTTCAATAAAGTAATAGAAGCGCGGCGGAGTTACATCGTCGGGATCATCAGTTTTAGGATTATCGACAATTAGATAATTATAGGTATAAGCCATGTGGAAAGGAACATCAATATTGATAGGCTCATTTGGTTTCAAATAGGTGTAATTATCTAAAACGATTGATTCACTTTTAAGTGAGTCAAAATATTCGTTTCGCTTCTCAGGCGATTCAAAAGAAACAACATCCTTATATGAATCGTCCCACGCAACGCGGCAAAGCGTTACGCGGGACTGAATCGCCCAACTAAACGGAGTTACGTTAGTTGGCATATTTAGCACTCTCCCTAGGCTTTAGCTGCAAGGACAATGTTAGCAGACTTCTTATTATCAGCATTCGAAATTGCCGTAACCGTGATACTGGCATACTTGCTATTTTCGGAAATGTGCAAAACTCCCATACGGTCGATATAAGTACCAGTGTCAGGAAGTACAACATTCCAAACGCCTGTCTTCGCGTCTTCTACAGTCTGACCAGTGATAATAGTATACGCGCGACCGTCAGTAGACAAATCAGAATATTTTACCACGGTATCAAGCGCGATTTCTGCGCCAGGTTCAACCACCTTGTTTTCTGCCACGGGATCATGCAATGTAACGGTAACCGTGGTAACCGTTCGAGCGGGAGCCGCCGTGATATTGCTCTCCTCTGTAGTAGACAGAAGCAAGGCATTACGCATTGGCGAAGCACTGTACACGCCCCAATGGTGGTAGTAATAATCAAGGTCAAGCGTAGCAGGATTATAGATAGAAGCGCTCTTAATTTTGGTATCAGTGCAAACATAAAAATCACGATCAAGCAATGCAACATCTACGCCAGGGATATTGAAATCATCAATAACAACGGTTCGATCAGCAATAAAGTTTGCCTTATCCATGTTGAAAGCAGCAGCCAAAACGGACACGTCGAAGTTTGCAAAGAAACGGGGAGTGCCCATAAGCACCAGCTCATCGCTCGTAACCTGCATACCAGCGTTGTTATAACGCGTGTTATAGAAGTTTTTCATCTGCAAATAGTGCTCGCGAAGTGCTGCCGCAATTCCCTCACCAGCAACGCGCTTATCGTCTGCCGTAATACTATTGTCGAACATATCGGGCACGCGAACGGTAGCCATTCCCTCACTGTCGTGAACCTTGCGCAAAATATCGCGCATGATCAGGTATTCGTCGTTTTCGTCTGACTGCTGCGGGAGTGCAAGCAAACTATTTATAAATGCGGAAAGTTGGCCATCCTGCACGAAAGCCTCTTCGAGCATATCCTCATTAAGTCGCAGATCGTAGCGATCGCGGCGATTAACGCTGTGGTAAATAGCCTTTACGTCTGGTTTTTCTGCCCCAAATACGTTTGTGTCGTTAGGGTCATATGCCTTAGCTTTAATTAGATTTGCCCCGATTTCCTGGACAATGCCGCCATAGGCCATTGCACCAGTTTTGAACGGCTTCAAGCGATTTTCGAATGAATTCGTTCTGAAAAGCGTAAGGCCGATACGCTGGACAAGCACCTGAATGAACTCATTCCAAAGAAGAGAATTTTCTTGCAAAAGTGCGAGCGTCTTAGTCAAATTGTTATCAGTAATCTCGGGAATACGCGCGCGATACTGCTCACTGGCATTGTTTCGCACTGCATTAATAATTGCGGCGTTGGTTGCCGCGACCTTGCTAGCTGCCATTATTAATTCTCCTTATCTGCGAAAAGATCATCAATGGACTTCTCTGCAATTTCTTCCTGCGATTCTTCGGATTCGCCGCCATCGTCAGGCGCGGGAGCAGTTGCGGCAACCATCAGCTCATAATTTCGTGCGGCAACTTCCTGATATTTGTGCTCGGCTTCGGTAAGCTTTTCCTCAAGTTCGGAAAGTCTGGCCTGCATTCCTGCCGAAAGATCGGCCACGCCCTGGGACACACCAGCACGCCATTCGGACAAATCTTCAATTTCGTCCATTGCAAGAAATTCATCTAGCGTCATTGGTTTTCCTCCTTATAAAAATATCCCCTGGTCTATAGCCTTTAGGCATGACCAGGGGATTTAAAGGTCAAGCGCGGCAATTCCGCGAACGCTGATTAAAAAGCCTTGCACTGCTCGTTATGTAAGGATACCTCACGGTATTGCATTCCTTAATAACTACTCACCAGCGCAGGGGGTGCGCACGCTTAATTGCTTTATAGCACTAACCAAACAATTTTGCAAACGTATTTTTGCCTGCAATACCATCAGCGCTAAGCCCGTGATCGGCTTGGTACTGGCGAACTGCTGAATAAGTACCCCCGCCAAAAATACCATCAAAACCGTTAGTATCGTAACCATTGCAGATCAAAGCGCCCTGAAGCACCTTAGTAATATTGCCCCTTGCGCCTTTGCGCACATTGACACAAGCCGCGCGAGTTTTTGGCCCCCAAATTCCATCTACAGCAAGGCCCTTGCCAAACTGTTTATTCAGCTCGCTTTGCAAAACCTTTAGCAAAGCGCGCTTAGTGTTTGGGCCGTAAATCCCATCAGGCGTTGAGCCTGCCCAAGCTTGCACGTTCGCAACATCGCAAATAGCGGGGGCGGTCGGTTCAGGCGTTGGCGTAGGTTCTGGCGTTACCGGTGCGCCACTTCCTGCCGAGATCTTCTCCCATGCTGCGCGGTCAAGCTGCGCATAGTTGCGATCAGTAGCGCCATTAGACGAGGAATATTGCCAAATAGTCCACGTTTTCCACGGGTCTGTGCCGTATCTAAAACTAGGCATATCCCATGAATTGCGGTAATCGGGATAACCAGCAATCCACAAGCCGCAATCATCCGCGCAGTTCGCCGCCTGGCTTCGCGCAGAAGCTTGAACGTAGATCAAGCACCATACGCCCGTCAATTCGTGGATTTTGTCCACAAAGCGGCGGCACCAGTTAGAATCGCCCCAAGCCTTATTCTGGATTGATTCCCAATCAAGGCAGGGAATACCCTTGCCAAAATACCCCCTGCACTGATCATAGAAAAATTCAGCTTCTGCAATAGGATCGTTACCGCCGGCATAGTGGTAAAAACCCCACATTTTGCCATCTGCTTTGCAGCGGTTAATAATAGCGTCGCACTGCCTATGCACATACGTAACGCCCTGCGTTGCCTTTACAATTACAAAATCAGAATCACGGTAACAATTTTCAGTGTTAGCCTTAAATTCCGAGCCGTTAAAATTGTCGTGGCTCGATACGTCAATACCTTTAATCATCGTTTTTGCTCTCCTTTAGCTTCAAAAGTGCTGCTAGTGGCGAATCTCTCAATTCGGGCGATAGCGTACACAAATTCTCAAAAATTGAAATTGCTTCGGTGATAATCACGTACACGCAAACACCGCCGAAAATGGCGTTGAATGACGTTGGCAAAAGGTCATAAGTAACCGCCAATTGACAACCGTATCCGAGCGCCATAGCACCGATAAACCCAGCCTTATGCCACAAGCCAAGCCTCATTTTAGTGCTATCTAATTCCCTATTTTTAATCGCTTTAATCATGCCTGAAAGATAATCAGCCACGATAAAGCAAAGGCAAAAAACGGCGGCGATTCCGTCACTACCCAAAATGTCCATTCTGACCTCCTTATCTAATCGAGAATGGTCTCGGCACAAGTATAACGCCGCCTTTAACTGCTTGTGGTACGATTTTCCACCTAGATTTATCACGGTAAATTTCAGGCACATTTTCACATTTTTCAAAATCCGTGGTAAAGCCAGGGTGAAAATCCTCAATCCTCATAATCTGCTTAAGCGGTTCAACCATTCCCGCGCAAGTGTACGCCCACGGTTTGACGATCAAATTACCGTTTTTGTCGTGAGTGTATTCCGCTTCTGCATATGTTTTTGCGCGTAAGCAAACGCAGTCCGCAAATGCCGCTTCCAAATCCCAATAGCCTAGTTTTTTAGAATCAATAAGAATATCGCTCGGTATTTCTGATCCAATAAAATGTATTGAATCGGTGTCGGAATAGATAAACCGATCGCCAAATTTTAGCGCCGTCCTAATAGTGTAATCACGCGCCCACGCAGTTACAAAAATTCCGACTGGCAAATATACTGGTCTACGCTCTGTTTCCTCACCCATAACGTAATGTACAATACCATCAGAATCAAGGCGTGGCACCTTGCCACGCACTTTAATTTTTTGCGCGTATTTTCCATATGCGTTATTTAGCCACAGTTTCCAATTCATGCGTTCACCTGGGCTTTTAGCGTTCATTTTGCCTACCATACCAGCATCAACATACTCTTTGAAAAGGCCAGTAACTCCGCGAAAATAGTACGTAGCGCCGTATGCTATTACGTCTACCGCATAGCACTCATTTATCAATGCCCAATCAACATTGGTGAGCATCATCGTAATAGGCTCGTCTATATCGGTCTGATATTCGCGAGCATTAAAAAATAGACTTCCTTTTACCTGAATGCAAGGCAATTTTCCGTTTTTCAAATGCGCCGAAAAGGTTATTTCACTTATCCATAGGGGATATTTTTCACTTTTTATAGGCTTACCAGGTTGCAAAAGTGGCTTACCTACCGGTAAGCATCTATCATGCATTACAAATGGGTATAAGCTATTTACATCAATTCGCCCACCTTCGCCTAAATGTTTATTTACATGCCTAGGGTTTGCGAACACGTAGCCACCTCGGTATGCTTTGCGCAGTATTGAATCTAGCTCGCTATCAAGCTCGGGAAACTTCACGCGCCATTGGCGTTTACCGAATAGGTCTTTTAATGCCGCTAAGCAGTCTGCACCAGTGGTTAGTTTTTCGCCCAAGTCGAATCGGTGATCAAGCGCTTTAGCCAGAATCAAAACATCACGGCGAAGATAATCCAATTCAAGAGCGGTCAAAATATGCCCTGGTTCACGGTAGGCGTTATAGTCTATTTCGCCTTTGGTCATTTCCAGCCCATACGCTCCTGCTACATTTGCGAGCGTCATAGGTAGTTTTTTATAGCTGTCTGCAATTTCAAAAGTAGAACATTCGTTCATAATTTGCATATGGTAGAACTTGCCTAAACTATCCATCAACAAGGTAAATTCTCCAGCGCCTGGCTCGCGTTCCTCGGTATGCTTATAGCCATTTATTAGCAGCCACGAAATTATGAATTTAGTATCAAAGCCAGCGTTATGAAACCAATAGCGGCCTGGATGATCAAACGCCCAATTCATAAATGATTCTATGCTAGTCCCATATTCAAATAGGCCATCGGTATTAGCGCCAACCGGGGCAACTCCCCATGCCCATACGGGATTGACTGCGCAACCCTCCGCGCTCGTGTTGGTTTCAAAATCTGCCGAATATTCAATAACAGACTGTTTCATTTTCCGATAAATTGCAAAAGTTCTTTTAGTGCGGTTTCGTTTGCAGTTGATTCTTCATCGGTGGGGGAGCGGTAACCCTTCTCGTATTCAGCTTCATACTGCCACGTATCTACGACTACGCTAAAATCAGTGTAATAATGCAGATAAGCTAGCTCGTCTGTGGTAAGTTCGCCTATTCTATCTAACACAGATTCAGATATGCCGTTTTCTTTTAACTTGTTAATGACAGCCTGTCTGTAATGCGTTAGTCTATCAATGCCAAGCGCAGACGTAACGCGCAGCTTAATAGCCGCGTAAGTTGATTTTGCGCCTGGTTTAAATTCCGTTTCACGAATTACGGGCTTTATGGCACTAAAGCGCCCGTCATCCACGGCGTATTCCATGGGCGATTCTACATAATCAATGTTGCGCACTTGTGAATCAGGAATATTAGCCAAAACAGATTCGCGAATGCCTGTCAATTTAGCCGCATTCTCCGACCTAATAACGTTTAATTCAGCTTCTTCCAGACGCCGTTGCCATAATTCAGTGCTCATAATTGGCGTTCCCTCGCGCTGGATTACAACCTCGGTACCACGGTTAAAAGTGTATGCGTTTTCACGTGCGTTAAATTCGCGCAACTTCTGCGCATACTGTCGTTTTTCAACCGCACTCATACCTTTTAGCTCGGCAGCGGGAATAACTGGATTAAATGCGGCTGAAATTTGCGCATTGATTGCACCTTTTTTGCGCAAGCGGTATAATTTGTTACGGGCATTCTTTTGCAAGCGCGAAACTTCTTTGTCTAACTCGGTTCGCTTCTTCATTGCCCCTCCTAATCTCCTGCCCCTCATCATGAGGGGCATTCTTTTAACAAAAAGGGCGGCATAAATGCCGCCCTTAGATTTTACCGCAATTTAGCCGATAAGCTTAAAAGTAAGCATGGAACCAAGGCGAACCTTACGAATAATAATCTCAATAGTTGCGGGGTTGTCCGCGTCAATTACTGGCCGAATTGCCTTCAAGCGCTGCAACGCCTGGTAAAGGCCAACGGACTGCGCTTCATACGTTGCACCGTCTGCGTCTGTAATGACAATATGCGGGCGGTTTTCCAGCTCGCCAGTGAGCTGGTTAACGGCTTCAATCGGCTCAACGAGCCATGCAGTCATAACAATAGTTTTGCCCGCAAAATCAGAAAGCTTGTAATCAGATGCAACCCCGGCATTGAAAGCCGCAATCTGGCCTGCTTCGGTAGACAGATCATAGGATGCAGCAAACCCATAATTTGCGTTACCGGTAGCGATTTCGGTTACTTCCGCGTTTGCAATTTCCATGTTTTCCATTTTCATTTCTCCTTAATCAATTTCTTTTGAATCAAAACATTTTGCAGATGAATAGAATTCATCTAGTGGCATAACATATACCTTGCTAACCTGCTTAGGGCGCTGGATCGAAATATCTTCTCCAAATTCCTTAACAGCCAAGTTGAAAATACGTGCCATGCCAGCGGCGGCAGGGTATTCACGTGTGGCGATCTTTTTACCGTTGCGGCAAATGTCGCAAGTGGTAACGTTTTTAGTGCGCCACACGTGTTTAGCCTTTGTTACATGCAATTTTGGTCACCTCCTTTAGGCTCGGTTCGCTCTAGTTCCTTTATCTCTTCAGCGATTATGTAAATCAAATCGCGTAAAGATTCTACATAGTGCCTACCTAAATAGGTAGCGCCGTTATCTGCTTCGATCGCTATTTGATAGCAATCAAGCTGTTTGAGGTAATGCACTGATAGTGCTGTTACTCTTGGCATTTTTTAAAACCACCCATCCATATTAATTACCAGGCTTAGCAGCCACCCAATGCCAATCATTCCGCAGGGGAGGGCAGCGCACCAGATTAGGCCGCCAACAATGCCACCCACATACCAGCCTAGCGCCATTAGTAGGCAGCAAAGGAGGGTAAAGGCTATTGCGGCTATTAGTTGCTTGGTCATTAGTATACCTCCACCGCGCGAACCTTATAGAAGTACTGAATTGCACTGCTAATATCTAAATCGCGTGCGTAGGCGGCTACACAATACGCTCCTGCGTTTTCTGCACTGCCAAACGATGCAATGTCAGTCTGCTTATAAACTTCGGGAATAAGATCATCGCTAGCATCTACAGAGTAGCGCGTTACTACATATGTATAGCCGTCAACGATAGTACCGGGGCAAATTGCGTTCTTTGCTTTGAGCTCAGCAATGGTAAATTTCTTAGTGGTGTACATCTTTCCTAAATCTCCGTAAAGTCTGTTCCCTTCCGAACAATTACATTATGCCATGCGTTGGCGCTTGTGTCTAGTGCTTTGGTTTAATTTGTTTGGATTTTATTCATTGGTAAATGCTATGGATTTTAGTTCATTATTTTATTGTGTTGTTCTTGGCGTTGTGGTATAGTGCGTGTGTGGGCTGTGCCGTTCTTGGCGTTGTGGTGTAGAGAGGTGTGGGCTGTGTCGTTCTTGGCGTTGTGGTGTAGAGAGGTGTGGGCTGTGTCGTTCTTGGCGTTGTG